AATAATAGGAGCGATTGCTTGTTGAGATGCATATTGATACGCTTGAGAATCAGACAATTGCTTATCTGATTTTACTATGTAAGAGTTCCCATCAATTGTTACTTTATATTCAAATCCAGACATTATTTTGTCCTTTCAACTGTAACATTAGGTGGCAATCCAACATCCTCTGGAGCAGCACGACCAGCCTTAATATTTGCAGATTTTAATAAGGCATTTAGTCTATCGCTCTTATCTTTAATTGCTGCTGGTTTATCTCCCAATTGTGGGAAGTATGATTTACTATAGTTTTGCAATTGCTCACGAGTATATGCTGCACCTGTACCCAATGTTAATGCAGCATCAAGAATTTCTAATTGAGCATTTTCAATTTGTTGACGATCTGCTGGATTTGTTAAGTTTTTAAGGTAATCAGATCCAGTAATAAATTTAACAGCTTCTGCACCAATTTTAGGTGCTGCTGCGTTAGGATTTTTAGTAATAACTTGATTTAATTGTTTTAATCCAGTTTGCAACCTAGATGTCAAGAATCCAGCAGTACGTTCTGATTCGCTTGGCATATTAACAGTAAGTGTATTTGGTGGTGCAAATTGAGTTTCTTTAACAATTGCATTATCAATGTCACGAAGTCTAGGATCATTAGGATTTGCTTTCGCAATATTTGCTCTGTATTCTTGTAGTTTTTGTAATGGTGTAGCAGCTCCTTCTTTTGAGAAAGTTCCTTCAGCTAAAGATAATTTACCATTTTCATCTAATTGAACTACTGCACCAGCAGGAATATTATATCCAGAAGCACGAAGTTGCTCAATTTCAGTAGGCTGTAAAATTTTAGCTGTTGGTTTTGCAGCTTTGGCCTTATTGGCAACCCATTGTTCTGGAGCTAATTTAGCATAAAGTTTTTCATTAGGATCTTGAATCTTTTCAATTTCAGCTTGAACTTGTTTTTGTTGCTCAATTTTACGTTGAGCTTCAGCCATCTGTTGTGCTTTTAAATAATCTTGTGTAGCTGTATCATATACACCTTGCGCTCCTTGCACTCCAGCTTGAGCAGCGCCAGCTAAGATACGACCTAATCCTAAGTTTTGATTCTTAGGCATTGCAGCATAACCAATTAATGCGTTGACAAGGCCAGTACCAATTGATCTCTTACGCAAATCTTCTGTTGCGTTAGCGCCAAGTAAACCTTCCATGTAAGAAGGCGGTGTAGTACCTAAAGCACTACCTAATAAATCTAATAATCCGTTTGCCATTTTATTTCCTTACAATAAAGATATGCGTTTACGTTCTTTTGGCTTTGCACTTGCAATTAATCCCATTACATCAGTACCTTGTGGAGCTTGTCCTCTTGATACACCACCAGCAGGAGCTTGAACCATTCTAGGTTGCTGATTAAATCTATCATAAATATTTGCAGCACCAGAAAGATTTTGTACGTTTGCGTATGGTTTTATTTTCTCCCACATAGTTGGTGATGCAGCCATAATGTCTGTACCAGCACCTGTAGCATACTGACCAAGATTTGTAATTCCAGCTCCACCTTGAGCAGCAGATGCTGGAACAAAATCAAATAAATTTTCTCCAACATTAGCTAACTGAACACCAGTACCAGTAGCTCCACCAATTCCAGTACCAGCGCCAACACCAGATGCAAGATTTGAACCTTGAAGTACAGTTGGCAATGAGTTAGATGCAGCAACATCTCCAAGAGTTACTCCAACTGTAGGAGAAGCAGAAGCAGCACCGCCACCCCATGCGCCAGCAGCAGCACCGCCACCGCCAACAGCAGCCCCAAGAGCTGCAGTCTTTAATGGATTTTTGCCAGTTACTAGGCCACCTAGTGCGCCAACACCAGCACCTATTAACATAGGTGTTACGATAGGATCACTCATACTAAGCTCCCTTTACCTTACCTACAACAAAACAGATAGGCTCAATGATTGCACGATAGATTTTACCTAGTGTGTCACGCTTACCATGTTTTTGTTTCCAGATGTCTGCAGTACGATGGCGAGCAATATGCTCAAGTGCTGTACGAACTGCTTTGCGTAACCAAGTTTGTTTCTTAGCATAAGCAAAGAAAATAATTGGCATGAATAGTGTGTGATAACCTTTTTCGTATGCTGGATGTAAGTTAGCTGATTGTGATAGCCATACTTTTTGACGGAAAGAACCGAATCCATATACATGATTCATTGCGGTACATACAATCTTACCACCACTTGATGATGTAGTTTGTGAAACGCTTCCTTGAGGAGCGCCATAAACACTTGATAAGAATGTCTGTAGTTTAGCATAAGGTTTGTTTTGTTCAAAGTTAAATCTATCAATATCAGCTTGAAGCGCTTGTTGTTGATAGTCCTCTGTACCTTGACCAACTTTAAGTAATTGATTGATGTCTGCATAATCAGCAGCAGCCAGTTGTGGTGCGCCAGCAGCAGCAGCTTCTTGACGGCCTCGCTCTGTAGCATAGTTTTGGTATGCAAGTTCACCGTACTTATTAGCCAATGTGTTAGCCATAGTAGTAGCAGCACGATTTTGCAAGTCAGCAGATACGCCAGAGCCATAACGACCAGCTTGTGATGCGCCTGATTGAGCCTGTTTAATTGCATCAAAGTATGATTGCTGTGCAGCTTGTGATGCACCACCAAGAGCTTGATTGAAATATGGATTTGAATTTAGGTATTTACCGCTAATTACATCTTGTTGCTGACCTTGAGCTGCAGGAAGTAAAGGATTGCCAGCCATTGCACGATTAGTAGCAGCCTGTAATGCTTGCTGTGTTTGTTGTGATGGACTTACATATGTTTGACCACCATAGTATTCTGGTGTAGATGTTTGGTATAGCTTTTGAGCTTCCGTTAGGCCGTATTGAACATATGGTTTCAATAAAGGATCAATACCTTGCTGAGTAGTAGACTTTTGACCACCGCCACCACCGCCACCTTCAAGTGTCATACGTTTACCTACTGGTGAAAATGCCTTTTCTGGCAGCATATCTAAATGGTTGTATCTCATGTATTGCTCCTAAATATCCAATTCCCAAATTCTTGGTCTGTATCCTAATTCCCTTGCCTTAACTTCCCATCCCTTGCGAACTGAAGAGAATGTAAGTTTAGTGCAGTTACCTTGCTTTGCTATATTTTTGGCAGCTTCAAGTCCTTTAGCTAAGTCATCAGGATTGCTTGAATCTAACCACGCTGCCCATATATGCATCTCAGTACCATTGGGCTGTAACACCATAAAACCATTTTCGCATACCCATAACATTGATCTCTGCTCAAAGCAGTCACAATATATATCTTCTGGTAACCATGCTGAATGGCCTTTTGATCTTACTTTTTCTAAACCTTCACGAACCCATGACCAATTTTGTCTTAGCTCTAAAGGTGGTATGTATTTAAAATCCATTATCCAACTACAATATATTTATAAGTTAGTCCATATGTAGAATTTGCATGATGCGTTATTGTTGCCTGACCTTTTCCATATGAACTTACATACGGAACTACAAAAATGTTAGCTGTAAATCCATCAGATGAAACATAATTCATTGTTGCAATTGTTGATGGAGTTGATGGCCGTGTAGGACTTGTTCTTGTTGGCTTGGCATCAATAGTCACTAATGTATTTGTTGTAGACCACATGATTTGAATGTAATCATCTTTAGCAAGGTCTATAAAATAATTCATTGCTGCAACAACGTGATATGGATCAGTAGCATTCTTTCTTGGCGCTAAACCAAAATCAGTATTAGATTTAGGTATATCTGTACCATTTTTTCTAAACCAGATACTTACATCCTCTGTAGAGTTAGCCATATTTGCAAGTTGAAAACTAAACTGCAAATTATAAAGACCAGAATAATCAACTTTTAGCTGAGAGCCACTTACCACAGATATTCCATTAGAATAGTCAGTAGTATTAAATGTAATAGGATACGCAGTTGTTGTATTTGCTGCTGACTGATCTGTATCATCTTGCCAAGCGCCATAAGGTAAAGCAATATTACTTGCTGCAGCACTATTGGGCGTTAGTAATATGACAGAATCATAGCCAATACGTTCGTCATAGATAGTTGTAGTTGTTGCGCCACCAGTTGCTAATGTAATTGATCCAGTATTATTTGTCTTACCATTCATGGCATTATTAACAACCTCTGATATTTCACGAGGAGAACTGCCAGAAGGATTAAGAATACGAAACATTAACGAGTACCTTGATTAGTTATTTCAATGTCAACACCAATGATATTTGACCATCTAGCGCCAGTTGGCTTAATAGATAACTTATGATATTTACCTGCACTACGCAATGATACACGATTTTCACTATCTGCGCTAATATATGTACCAAAATCAACAACTTGGTTTAATCTTACTTCAGATGCAATGGCTACGTCTGCAGAACCATTATCTACAATAGGTCTAGCAAGAGTAACTACTGACGGCATCTCACTTCCAATTTCACCTGTATCAAGTTGTGCTGCAGAAGGCTGACCAGTAAATGTAACAATTCTTGTATTGCGAGCGCCAGCAAATAAGAATTTACCACCAGAGAATAAGCGACTATCAAAAGATGTCGTAATGGTATCCATATTTCCGTATAGATCCATGCCCTCTAATGTAGTTCCAGCAGTTGCTGAAGATGCAACGTAATTAACGTCAGTAGATCCATAAGACCACTTCTGTACCTGCCAGTTATAAATTAATAGTAAACGATTAGCAAAGTTATCTAAGAAGTTCCACACGACTATCTTACGGAAAGGATCAACTGTAGCTGACATCGTATCTAGTTTAGATGGGTTAGCATTAGCAAAGAACCAACGATCTACTTTTTCATTTCCAATTGGCGTAACAGTTGTGCCATCGCATGAGTAAAAACCTTCTTCACCTAAGAAGAAAGTTTGATTTCCATACTTAGCAATTGAGTTTCCTTCAACGCAACCTAAGCCACGAGCAATCGTGTCAAATTGGAAAAATAATGGACTGCCAATATATGACATACGAACTACTGCACGTTCTAGCAAGATTAAACCTGTTTCACCACCTGTAATACCTGTAATGTTACCGCCATCTGGGATAATTTGATAATCAGATTGTGATGCAGAGCCAGCAGTCCAGTTTGTTTCATCATTGATGTTTGACCATTGAACCTTATTAGCATTAGTTCCAGAGTCTAGGTTAGCAGCAACAACAAAATCACGAACAACAGTTACATATTTTGCAATAGGAGCAGCAGCAGCTAAATCACCAAATAAAGTGCTTGATCCTAAGGTAAACCCTTGAAGTTTATCTCTATCGTTTGCAGCAATAACTGTATCTCCAAATTGCACAAACTTCCATCTTTCTACGTTTGTGTAGTTGCCAGATTTTGATACATTATTCATTGCTAGAGTAGAACCATCGAGCCTAAATAGCTTTGTTGCTCCGCCAGCAAATACGTTTGTAGTAGCACTAAAACGACCAGCAAATACATTATTAAGATTTTCACTTGCAGCGTTTGAGTAATTTTCAGCCAATGGGAATGGAGTAAATCCTACAGCAGCAGGAACTACATTTTTAGCTACAGAAAGATTCTCAACAATACTAGGTTGATCTGGTGTCCATTCTGTAAATGTTATACGTTGAGTTGCCATTGTGTTCCTTAGTATGTAATTATTACTACACCGCCATTGCCAGTACCACCTGTACCTTGTGGTTGAGCGCCAGAAGCGCCACGACCACCACCGCCACCACCACCTGCACCGTAACCAGTACCAGAAGAACCGTTGCCAGTTCCAAATCCAGCAGCACCACCAGTTGAGTATGATGGAGTGTATCCACCAACTCCACCATATACGTTTCCAGCATCGCCACTTAAAAATTGTCCATCAGATCCAGCAACACCATCTGGAGAGCCAGCAAATCCACCTAAGTAGTTATGTGTTGGTATTCCACTACTTCTACCGCCACCGCCACCTGTTGATGTAACGCTACCAAAGGTTGTATCACCGCCAGCATTACCAGTAGCAGAGTTACCACCACCTGTACCACCTGTGCCAATTGAATATGAGATAGTTTGGTATGGGGCAACTGATATTGTTGTAGTTGTTATACCGCCACCGCCACCACCACCACCACCAGATGTATATGGATCTCCTTCAGAACCACCTGCTCCACCACCGCCAGCGCCAATAACTACTAAACTTAAAGAGTAAATGCCAGATGGAACTGTAAAAGTACCAGAACCTGATGTAATCGTTTGAGTTCCTGACTCACCACGACCTGATGATGCAATTAATCCTTGAATAATTCCACTCATTATGCCAACCCTACACCAGAGATAAACCAAGTATCTGTAGCTACTTTAATTAGTGTAGCCATACCTTTTGCATTTAATGTACGATTTCCTGTTAAGCTAGTTCCAGCAAAAAATACAGTTAAGGATGTTGTGCTGATTGTTAATGCACCTGATCCATTATTAATTAATGTAACAGCAGAACCTACAGGCAACGCTACTGCTGCGTTTGTAGGAATTGTAATGGTTGCTGTACTTCCTGTAGCATAAACGTGCTTTCCATTATCTGTTAATGTTAATGTATAGCTACCTGATTGTGTATTTTGTGGAATACTTCTATAGCCCAATAATATTCCATCAATAGTAGAATTTCCTGTCATTGTAGCAGAATCAGTATTCTGAGCAGACATTGTTCCTAATGTTCCAGTAATTGATTTAACGTATGCAGTAGTAGCAAACTTTGTTGAGTTATCAGACGTTAATGGAGTCACGCCAGTTGCTGTACCAACAACAACAAGATCACCACCTACAGTAAATGAATCAGCATCAGTACCAGTTTGCTGGTCTTTAATCTGTGCCATCATCTCACGAATAGCATTATTGATGCCCGAAGGAGCGCAACCCTCAGCAATGTCGATTCCGCCAACGTCTGTGTTATTGGCTGGAACTGCTGACCATTCCGAAATTTTATTCTTTGCCATGATTTATCCTTGTCTATACCATTCGTTATTATTTACTGATACGTCAACCCAAGTATTTGTGTTCACGCTTACGTCTGACCATGTATTTGCGTTTACCGCAACTTGAGTCCATGTGTTTGCGTTTACCGCAACATCTGACCATGTATTTGTATCTACAGGAACTGGTGTCCAATTATGACCTAAATTAGTTCCATTAGCTATAACTGAAGCCATTCCAGTTACTGATCCATATCCACCCCAGATTGCATTAGGATCTGCTGTTACATAGGCATAACCATTAACTTGAGCCTCGCCTGAATACTCAACACCGCCTAGAGCTGTTACGCTTGCATATCCATCTACAGTACCGCTAGATGTTCTTACTCGAATTGCATCTGCTGTTGTAGTTGCTGTGCCTGTTACTGTACCAATGACATAGAATATACGATGCCCATTAGCACTAAATGATGCAAAGCCTGTTACTGCACCTAAAGTTGTACGAACTCGTGTAGCATTTGTTGTAACGCTTGCCAAGCCATCAATTTGACCTGAGCTAGTCATTACCCTTATTGCATCTGCAACAACGCTTCCTACACCGTTTATAGCAGCAGAATCAGTACGAATTAGATAGGCAATAGACTCAACTTGAGCATTACCAGTAATAAAAGCACTATCAGTGCGAATTGCATATGCTGAACCTGTGAAGGTAGCATCACCTGTAATCTGAGCAGATGCTAGTAGAACCTGACTAGCAAGTGAGCTGAATGGTACTTGTGAAAATGCTGCTATACCAAACATTAATCCCTCTCAATCCAAGATAATGTATCCTCATCCCATTTGTATGCTTTTCCATCTAAAGGCATTTCAACTGGCGAATACCACAAACAAGTTTCTTGATTTAACAGCCATGAATTAAATGGTTTTGGTGGAATAAAAGCATCAAGTTCTGCATTATATTCAAATCCAATTCCAGCGTAATTTTTACGTAATGGAACTCCACCTAGTAAGTGAACTCCACCATGCGTATTGTATGATGTTTGAATCCAATCACTAGGGTTTCCAACTGCACCAGAATCAATAAAGTCCTGTTCGGCAACTATTACTTGCGTAACAATTCCATTTTCTAGTTTTGCAAAATGACTCATATTAAATACCTATGCTGTATATGTTCCAGATGATGTAAAAGTTAATATGGTGTTCGATCCGCTTGTAGTTACTGTTGGTGAGCCTGTGTAAGTTCCAGTGTATTGTGATGTAGGTATTACTAATACAACAATACCTGAACCGCCAGAGCCGCCTGATGTTGTTCCACCTGCGCCACCACCACCGCCACCACCGCCAGTATTGGCTGTGCCAGAAGAACCACTTGCTGTTCTTGATACACCACCGTTACCACCGCCATCTACGCCAGATCCTCCAGAGCCAGCAGCATTTATGCCACCACCACCACCACCGCCTCTAGCTACGGATGTTCCAGTAATAGATGATGTAACGCCAGCACCACCAGAGCTTCCAGCGCCACCAGCAGAGCCAGCAGCAGTTGCACCACCGCCTCCTCCACCTAAATAGCTTCCTAATGATTGACCATTGCCACCATTATTACCTTGACCTACTGTTCCTGCTCCCCCAGCACCGCCAACTGTACCACCACCACCACCGCCGCCTGAACCACCTGATGCTCCACCCCCAGTTAGTCCACCTGCACCTCTACCACCGCCTGTAGCAACAACAGTTGAGCCTATAGATGAGTTTGCGCCGTTAGAGCCAATGTTACCTGATACTCCAGAACCACCTGCACCAACAGTAATTGTGTGTGAAACGCCTTTTTCTAAAAATGTTGTGCTTTCTAAATAGCCACCTGCGCCACCGCCTGCACCTGTATAGCTATTTAATGTACATCCACCACCTGCACCACCGCCAGCAACAACTAAATATGAAATTGCAACGGCAGGAGCTAGTGAGCCTGATGTAGTAAATGTATGTATAGTCTTACCACTAGCGCTTGATATAGTTCCGCCAGTAAATACTTGAGTTCCTGTGTAGCTAACAACAACTAAACCTGATGCCCCAGAACCACCTGCAAATTCAGCGCCTGTTCCAGCATTACGACCGCCACCACCACCACCTGAACCTGTGTTTACAGTAGCATTACCACCTGTAGAACCTGCACTACCTGCACCTGCCCCACCTGAACCTGCTGCACCTGCTGTTGCATTGCTATCGTTACCACCGCCACCACCACCTGCTCTAGTTACAGCAGAACCTGTAATGCTTGATGAAGTACCTGAACCACCAGCACCTGATCTATTTGCTGAAAGACCATTACCGCCAGCAGAGCCTGAACCACCGCCACCACCAGTAGCAATAGTAGTTGCCCATCCTAACGGGTTGCCACCACCATCATTACCTTGACCAGCAGTACCAGAAGCACCAGCAGTAGTCCAAATTGCTGAACCACCACCAGAGCCACCTGATGTACCTTGTGGAGTGCCTGAACTATTGCTTCCGCCTCCACCACCGCCTGTAGATGTAATAGAACCAAATACTGAATTAGAACCATTAGTTCCATTTACAGCAGTAGCACCTGCTGCGCCACCGCCCCCACCGCCGACAGTAACTGTATAAGTATTATTTTTGTTAATTAAAGTAGATGATGCTCTATATCCACCAGCGCCACCACCACCTGCTCTACCGCCGCCACCACCAGCACCACCAGCAATAACTAAATATTCAGCTAAAATTAAAGCTGCGTTACTTAAACTAAATCCAAAAGCAGATGCGGATATACCGCCTTTTGTCGTAATAGTAGGCATAATTATTTAAACTGTGTTTGAGATGCAAAGACTGTAAATGTAGCGCTTCCTGTTTTAATTACTGTATATGTATAAATATCAATAGAACTAGCGTTACCTGCCGTAGGAGCTACTCCGCCTTGCCATTTAGGAGTAATAGCATTTCCATCAATAGTTACTGCGCTGTTGTAATAAGCAGTAGCACCTTGAGTTACTAAAAAAGCAATGGTCATTGATTGACCTGTTGCCATTATTGAATCTAAAGATACTGAGCTAGAGCCTCTAATATTTGTAGTCCAGTTAGCACTAGCATTAGATGTATAGTAAAGAACTGGCTGTGTAATTACATCAAAATTAACAGTTCCTGTTGCGGCTGTAGCACTATTTGTAGACTTTTCAAACATTGATGAAGGAAAAATTGACAAATCATTGATGCTTAAATAAAAAGATTTTTCAGCAGGATATGTACAGAATACGTCTTTAGCAGCAGAGCCAAAGTTGACTAATGAACCGCCATTAGATGATTCCAAAACTATATCACGAGTAAGCGTACCTGCACCTACAGTACCTAGACCAACCTCAAAGTTAGCTGTACCTGATTCAGCAATTGCATAGTAAGTTGTGTTGCCGTTACCAATAGCACTAGAGAATGTTTGAAAGCCTAATACAGCACCAGTAAGCGTGATTGTGCCTGTGCCAGAGGTTACGCTATTTTCTCGTACCCTATCTTTGACTACTAAAGGCATATTTTATCCTAGCTTAATTGTACTGTTAGGTTTGATGATGCAATCTTAAAGATGTCACCAGTTTCAATTGTTTTAGCAGCATCTAATACTGTATGGTAAAGAAGGTTACCACCACTTACAGCATCCAAGATACCAATCCAGCCTACTGTACCCCAGTTAGCAGTTGCTTGTGGGAAGGTTACGTCAGCATTAGAAGCTGATAGACCGTTAGAAGGTGCTGCAAAGGTTACTGATTGACGAGCGTAAGAGCCACCAGATACTTCTGTACCTGTGTTAGCATCTGTCGGATCGCTTGTGTATAAACCAACATAAACAGTTGTAGGAGCTGTGTATGTAGTGCCACGAATTGTGCCGTTGATTAGAGCATTCTCAAGATAATTGCTTATTTCAGCCATGATTTAATTCCTTATAAAATTTATTTTGTTTACTTCTATTTTCATATTCTGTGATAATTTGTAAATTATTTGGAACATGAAGTCCACATACATTATTGTTCTTTAAAGGAATAATATGATCAACTTCATATTTTATTCCAAACATTGTTAAATTCATCCAGTCACGCATAGCATAAATAGCATCAACACTATTTTTTACAGAATCAAACCAAGATGGTACTGCGTTTCTTTTTAATGCTCTTCTTTTTGCAGCATATGACATAATTTTTGATTTATTATTTTCATAACATTTTTTATAAAATTGTTTGTATTTCTCTGGATTTTTTTTAATCCATTCGTTAGCTTTTTTAATTTTATGTTCACGTTTATCTGCATAAGTTGCATGATGGTATGCTTTAGCTTTTTCTATTTCACTATCTTTATTCTTTTGATACCATTCTTTTCTATGTTCTTTACAGCAATCTCTACACCAAGAATTAAGTCTAGTTTTTAATTTTCTAAACTCTAAATCTTCTTTTTTAACTTTGCATCTAACACAAAGTTTCATGATTATTCCTTATCGTAAAGCTATAGTCATTGTTAGTGGTGATCCTGCATACTCGCCCTGATCATCTGAAATTGATAATGCATCCTTGCCTCGTTGATACAGTGCAGCCCATGTCTCTAAACGAGCGTCATTCATTAGGTAAGGCTCTGCCTCTGCTAAAGCTCCATACAACAATAAGTCTGGGCAGTTAGCCAAGAATACGTTTGATGGTACTGTGCTGCTCATGTACGGAGGCGCTGCGTAATACAGCATCTGCATCGTGTAGTTTGAATCAGGAATAGGTGAAAGCTGAAACTCCTGAGCTAACACTGTGTAAGACACTGGCTTCCCACTAATCGTAGAAAATGTATTCCTATAGAATACGTTGGGCGCGTCATACTTTAAAACTGAAATAGGATTTGTGTTTAAGTGTAGATCACGCATCTCTAAGAAGTCTGATGGCAACTCAACTGTGCTGTCATTAGCTGCACAAGTTGTTGTTGATACCTTTAACATCTGACGTAGGCGCAACTCTCTGCGTAAGCGATTCTCTGCCAACTGTATAAATACAGGGATCTCGTTTGTTAAATCGCTACGAGCTAGGTAACTAGCTACAGCGTCTTTTAAGCCAGAATAGTTAGATAAGTCCATTAGATTTTTCCTGCGCGAGTTCTAAATACCCTGTTATCAGGATCGTTTAGCCAATCTTTAAAGCGCTTCATGTCAATGACAGTCAAGCCCCTTGTAATTCCTTTTTTTTCTAGGTCAGTAAATACTGCTAGAGGGATACGAGCTACTCGGTTATTTAGAGTATCGCCCCAACCTGCTCTTGAGTCGGTTGCATTGTAGTCAGCCTTATTAGCCTCAAGAATATCTGTAATGTTTTGTTCTTGTGTGACGATTAATTGATCACCATCGTCTCTAAAATCTGTGGTAGTAATACCGTTTGATATTTTTTTGTCTGTCATATTAAAAAGAGGGAGATTTCTCCCCCTCCTTTCCTTAACGATTAAGTCAAGTCAGCAATGATACCGTGTGCTGCTTCGTTGTTAACTTGCAATGTGTATTCCACAAGCAATTGAGTTTGCTCAGAGTCACCAACTTTAGCCAATTCGTTAGTTTGGAATGGGCGTAGGTATGAAACTGAAGCCATCTCTGTATCAACCAAGAAAGCGCAATCGTCGTTGTCTGTGTTAGGAATGAAGCGATCTGGAACGATTTGGATCACGCCAAAATCTGACACATAAACGTCTGCTGCACCGATGATTTGAGCTTGTTGTGAAGCTGGCACATCACGGAAGCGAGTAGCAACGCCTGAGAATGTTGAAGCCACAACCTTTTGAGCTGGAGTTACAAACAACATTGTAGGTGAGCCACCGTTTGTGAAGCATGATTGCATTGTGCTGTTCAATAATGTTGAAGTGAATGCACGATCTGTACCAGTTACACGAGCAGTTGTACCACCAGAACCAGCAGTACCAGTACCGTTGTAGTTAGAGCTTAACCATGTTTGTAAGCCGCCTAATACGCGAGCAGTTGTTGAGCCGTTACCGTCAGCAGCAACTTGGTTTGACAAAAGAATCGCTTCCATGTCACGTTTCAATTCGCCTGATGCTTTAGCTAATTGGTATGCTTTTTCTGAACGACGACCAGCTTTGTTAACTGTGTCCAAAGTACCAGAAATTTTAACAGTTTTTTGGCTGATCTGAGTACGGTTACCCAAACGAACTGTTGGAGTTAATGTAGCTGATGATGCATCTGCACCCTCGATTGCCGCATTGCTTACGTTAACAGCAGCCAAGCTGTCAGTTTGCCATTCGTGTAAACGTGCTGTGGCATTAGTTTTGCCAATAGAGTTCATGAATGGTGTTTCAGTTGGAGAGATGTTGTAAATAACATCAATTAAGTCTTCACGTTGACCAATCGCTTGGTAGGTCTGATATGTAGCCATGATTATTCCTTTATCCTAATAATTGTTCCCAGATTCTGGCAGCGTCTTTAACTTTGCCAGTAGCTCTGAGCTGTTGTTTGTTCCGCTTCATCTGATCTGTATTGGTAGATTTAACACCGTTACCAGATTTTAGCGTTCTTGGTGCTTCACTAACACGCTTTGTTACTTGCGGCTTAGCTTGCTGTAATTTGTCGTATTGCATCGCCTTATACAATGTCAAAACGTGACGAGAGTCGACGACTTCAGCTAGCTCTTCATCAGAAAAACCTACTGTCTTAGCGAACCTACGCATATCACCGCGTAATTTTTCACCTTTTTCTGGATCTGCATACTCAGGTAGTGCTTTAGCTAAGACATCTGCCTGTTGAGCTACAAACTGCTGTTTCTGCATAACCTGTTCCGCTTGTTGCTCTTTAGCAATTCGGTCACGTTCTGCCATTACCAGACTCATCTGTTTCTCTTGTTGTTGCATTTCTGCAACTCTTACTGCATATCCGACAGGATCGTTTTCTTTCAGAGTCTCTAAGTCCTCTGGTTGATTTTGTGCAGACAGCACCTGCGCCAAAACCTGCAACCTCTCAGCATAGGCATCTCTCATCTGCCTTGCCTCTAGCACAGCGTGAGCTTCTTGTTCTAAGATCTTACGTTGCTCTGCTAATTGTTGCGTCTTTTTGGTGTAGTCAACACCTTGTTGAGCATAGTTGATTAATTCTTCTTCAGATAGTTCTAACTCTTCGCCATTAACTTTGATCTTAGCCAACTTCGGCTCGTCTTGTTCTGGTTCTTCGTCAGAGTCTTCGTATGAATCATCTTCACTATAATCGTCAAGATCTTCTTCACCCTGTAGTTCTACTTCATCTTCTGGCGCTGCATCTGCTTGCCCTTGTTCGGGTGCTTCGTCATCACCTAGTAAGTTAAAGAAAGAACTTGCTGCCTCATTAATAGTGCCTAACGGCTGTTGATTTTCACTCCCAGAAGGGTTGGTGGTTTCCATCGATTTATTTCCTTATTGCCAACTTCGCTTGGCTATACGTTTGATAAAATATTTACCAAATCTTCCAGCGCTTCTCAATTATCTTCTTGTCAGCAGCCATCGCTTCTATACTCGAGTAGATTTGATTGTAAGCACTAATCATTTGGTAAGCACTCTCACGCTCACCTATATTTTCAGGAGTTGAGCTAACAATTTTGCTAACTTCAATCTCCTTCAGTTCGTTGAATAATTCTTTGAAATGCTCGCTATCAAGTAAGTTGATAGCCCACTCTGTTCTATTCATTAGCGTTGCCTAGTAATCCTAAGAACCTACCAGCGCCAGCGCTATTTGCTGGTGACATGGTAGATGAAAGTAAAGCAGACATCTGCTCTGGCGTTGATACCATTGGAAACATCTCTTCAAGTGTTGGAGTGCCAACATCCTGATATGCCCTGTTAGCCGCTTGATTCAGAATAGGAATCATAGAGAAGTTAGTAGTTCTCTGATCGCCGTTACCAGTTAAGGCATAATACATACCAGCTTGTGGATCGTAGTATACCTCTGGCTGGGTATATGGAAACGGATCTGGCGTAGCAGGCGTTTTAGGTTTCTTTTTGCTTCCCATATAATTATTCCTTCTATTCTTCTGTATTTATATCATTTTTTGCTATTTGCTGCAATGAAGTTAATGAATTCATTACAGAATCAAGCTGCATAGAGTCGTTAGATTGTTGTGCCTTAGCTGCATCAATCTGTAACTTCATCTGTTTGATAGCAATCTCGGCATTGTCTTTATAAGATTTTTGCTCTAGCTCTAATTGTTTACGAGCATTCTCAAGCTGCATCTTCTCGCGCTCTAACTCATTCTTAGCGTTGTCAGTCTGTGCTTTAAGTTCTGCCTTAGCTCTCTCGATGTCAGCAAGCATCTGTGCCGCCTGTGCTGATGGATCTTGTTGAGGCTGTGACGCTTGTTGCATTACTTGCATCTCTAGCTCTGGCGTAATTGTGTTCAAGAATGCTGTTGTATCCTTGAATCCAGCCATCTCTACCATGCGAGACAATGTTTTTTGGTACTGACTTAGGCTTACTAATGGATTGTTCACGCCATATTGACCGATGATCTGTTCTTGTTTAGCCAAGATCATCTGTAGTGTAGCAATTTGCTCTTGACGGTTACCGTTACCCAAGCCTACGTTAATTGTTACGTTATATTGGTCTGACCACTCACGCGGATCAAAGTTAACCCACTCACCACGCAAGCGAACTGTCTGTTCACGGTCTTGGTACTTGCATAGTAGGTGTAGAATGCCCTTAAACAATGACTTAACGCCAGTCTCAGCAAAGATACGAGCGATTAGTTCTAGCTTGCCTGTAGATTGCTGTGTCATTGCTGCAACTGCAGTCGCTGTAGTGTTTTGTAGGATAGATGGATCTAAACCTTGCTGCATATCGCTAACGCCAGTGCGTTTAGCCTGTACGCCATCCAAGTATTCAAACATTGGGAAGGTTTGTGCTGCAGTGTTTTGTACGACTAGCTGTTGTACAGCGTTTACGTTTTTAGCACGAATCACACCACCAGCAGTAGACGTCAATAAATCGTCATAGTTCACTTGACCTTCAACTGCAACAACGCGAGCATTGTTTGTGAGGTAAAGGTTATCGAAAAGTTGACGGGTTAGTGTCGTTTTCTCAAGCTGGATGTCCATTGTACGATCAGCAAGTGACTGACCAAAGAATTTGTGTGGGATAGGGATCGGGCATAGGCTGTGGAACGGTACATAGTCGCACTCTTCTTGATCCAAGATGAACTCGCCACCCATTACGATGCGATGTAACGAATTAAAGCCTTCACCATTGAAGTCTGACTTGATGTAGCACTCGAAAATCTCAACTTCCTGCATAGATGGATCATCTACAGGGATGTACTCTGGGATCTCGCCGTTAGAGTAACGTGCTAAACGCTCAGGCGCGTATGTTAAACGATCATATGCTGGGATTTGCTCAACAAGTTTGCGATCATAACCCATAGCAACTAGGTCTCCACGCGCTATAAAGCGTCTATGAGCGCAGAACTGTGCGTCGGCAATGCTAGTGGCTCGCTTGTCGATAATAAACTCTTCTGGCGGAACTGTTTCAACGATAATTCGGCTGTAATCTTCAGTTCTTTTGATCGTTACATTGTAAGTGTTGGCAATTGTGCCGTCATTTAGTGTAATTTGGTTGACTTCTTGCTTGACAATCTCCCATTCACCGTCTGCGAGCATCATTGTTAGCTCGTCTTCTGTCAAATCTTTGTATGATTCGCGTGTTGTGTCTTTATTTGACTGCCAGTAGGCTTTAACAATGCCCACTTTTTGCATTAATGCGTCTTTAAACCAGTTGTGTAGGATCAAGAAGCCGTCATTTTGCTTATAGAACACCCAGTTTGCTAGTTCACTAGCCTGTTTTGCGAACTTTTCGTCACCATCTTTAACTGGCTCGAACTGTACAGCGTCTTCGTTGCTTGTAAATACGCGAATAAGCTGAGGCAATGCGCCGTCAATGGCTTCTGCCACCTCACCAGTGACAATCTGTGATCTACCTTCGATCTCGTTGCCGTATGGATTACGCAAATACGCATTTAATGCGTCTGCCCTAGCCTCAACTGTCTCTGTCTCAAGATAACCAATAGCGTTATCAATCTCCATACGCAGTAGGACTTTAATTTCTTCTTCGCTCATTCTTGCCATTATATGATCCACTTAGTGTTAATGTTTAAGGGTTTGCTCCAAGAGTGGTCTGTCTCCACCAATCCTACAGCAAGGTATCTCATTGAGTCTGCTGCGTGTGAACACCAATCATGTAGCGGTCTGTCATAAAATACGTTACGCTTCTCGTCGTACTCTCTGCGGTAGTTACGCAATGCAGAAAGCCCTTGTTTAGTTCTCTCTTGATCAAACCAGCATCTTGGTAGCAGTTGTCTTACCGCCTGAATACCGTCTGCAACTGATAGTCTAGGTGCAACTGTAATCTCTAGCCCTGCCTCAATCAACATCTCTTTACGAGACTTGCCAGATCCTAGCTCTCGAACTTCCACGTCATGCGGAAGGATTTGTTCTGCGCCTGAATATCCACGTTCGCGCAGCCAGCTAACATAATAGTCCAGCCCAACGCCATGATTCTCACAAAAGTCAATTAGTCGTACCTCTTTACCTACTAGCTGGGCAACCCAGATTGCAGTAGAGTCGCTAATACCCAAATCCCAAGCGCATACAGTACGGGAGAGTGTTTCGTTAGGAATCTTTGTAATTCTTTCTTGCTCTTCAGCTTCATTGATCAGCCCACCATAGAAAGCACCTTCTACTGGCGCGTCAAAGCTACATTCATACTCTTGGCGATACTTGTCTTCGCCCATCTCTTGTTTGGCTGCAGCAAGCTCACCAGCGTCTAAGATCTTAGTCTCACTAGCCTTGAACTCTAAGAACTGCCAGCCGTTACCTTCTTTACCACGCTCTTTAAAGTCTGCAAAGTGATTGTTACCCTTTGGCGTACCAATGAATAAACACCAACCCTTGCGATCAGTTAGTGCAGGTCTAATAATATCTGTCCAGATTTTAGGGTTCTGGTCACCAATCTCATCTAGTACCACGCCATCAAAGTATTGACCACGCAATGACTCAGCATTCTCAGATCCATACAGGCTGATACGTCTACCCAAGAAGTCTACTCGTAGCTCGGCAATGTTTACCTTTGCGCCAAGTGGTCTCGTGTACTCAACCAAGTAATCCCACGCAATACGTTTAGCCTGTGCATAAGTTGGTGCGATATAACCGTATCTTGGGTTAGGCATGTCGTTATTCAATGCCCTGTCAACAAGCTCCATGATTGCTGATACAGTTTTACCCATACGACGATGGGCAACAACTACAACGAACCTTGACTCCCTCATTGCTGCATGTATTCTGCTTTGAGGTTCGCGAGGTCTGTATCCTAAGTCAATCTCTTCCTGCTCTTCGTACTCTTCTACATCACTTAGGTCTGTCATTAGCAATTCCTGTGATGACTTTGAGTGCGACTGGGTTATCGTCATTGCCAGTAAGCTCTACTGATTGTAGATCTGGTATAGTTTTCTTGAGTAGTAACTCAATAGCCCTTATGCGACTTGCTGACAATTCAATATCGCCCATCGCGTGGCTTTCTAATAGCCCAATGAGTACGGAGGCTTGAATCCTTGCTCGTACTTCATCTTGATGTTTTGTTCTTATTCTAGCTGCCATAATATCACTCCCGAAGGTTGGTGATCCTTTTGTTATTTATAAAGCCTACCGTAGTTTGCTGATGCTTTAGCAATCTCATCTTTTGTTAATTGTTTACCAGAGTTTCGTGCTTGCACTGCAGCCCTGACTCCAGCCATATTTTCTTGGTAATCTTTCCATGCATCTAATTCACTTTTAGGATTTGATGCCTTCATGTAATCCATTAGCTGCCATGCCTTAGCCATTTTGTCAGCATTCTCAACAGTCATGTCTGGAATAGTTCCAAACTGATAACCGCCACCATAGTTAATAGCCATATCTAATGGGCTTCTATTAATTCTTGTAGTGCCTAAGTCTTTATATGCTGACAATTGGTTTTTAAGTTGTTCTGGATAAGCTCCATGCTCTAAGTATGCTGACGGGTTATTAAACAATAAAGATGCAGAACTTACAGCTCCAGATCCTAAAGTTTTTAGTTTGTCCAGCATTGACATCTGAGCAAACATATTCTCATCTAACAAACTTGGCATGCTACCACTTAACCTTATTAGCCCAGTACGCTGCGCTTAGTTTACCTTTAGCAATGTTATCTGCATGACGAGCCTTGAATGAATCATTACGCTTGCTGCCGTCTGGACTACCTTTAACACCTTGCTGACCAAAGCGAATAGTCTTAATCGTGTCACCTTGTTTGGCAACAACGACATGAGACTTAGTTGGATGGCTAGGAGTGGCTTTAGGTTTGTTGTAACCTTCTAGCCCAAGTTTTTCTAATCGTGAATCTTTCTTCATTTCTTAGCCTTTTTCTTGGCTGTCTTTGCTGCATCCTTAAAGTCTTTATCTGAAGGAGCTGCTTTACTGCCAACCTTATTCATCTTCTCGCCTGAGCCAGCTTCAATACGCTTCTTCTTGGCGTGGATGTTTGCATAGAGTCCTTGTTTAGCCATTACTTTTTACCCTTTTGGAACTTGTCCATAGCTTCTGTAATTAACTTGTCTGTAGTCTGTGCAGGCTTAACAGGCTTTACTGGATGGTATTTGCCACCAGACCATAACTTGTCCATCTTTTCTGCAATCTTATTGTAATCACGCATTATTTTTTGCCTTTCTTAGCAACGCCTGCCTCTGATAGAGCAATCGCAATTGCCTGTTTCTTATTCTTTACAACTTTACCGCCTTTGCCAGAGTGCAAGCTCTTGTCTTTGTATTCGCCCATTACCTTGCTGATCTTTTCAGCTACTTTATCCATGTTACGCATAATCGCTCTCCATATCATCTTCTGGGGTTTCGTATTCTTTCTCTTCCCATACGCTGCATACGCGAGAGTTATGGCAGATAAAGTCTAGCTTATGACAATAGCCACGCTGTGCTTGACCGTCATATAGATCGTACTTGTTCAATGGAATCGCTTCCATCGCTTCTAACATGCTTGGTGTGTTTTCGTAGTATTCGCAATTGCCGCAACGTCTGCGCTTTGCTTGATCTGGTGTGATGCGCCACATATCAGCCATCTTTTTCCAGTAGGCTGTGTTAGGCAATGATGGGTTTTCTGGTGCTAATGCATAGTTCTTGATTGCATTCTCTGTATTCTTTGCAATCTCTTTGGCAGATGGGATTGTGGTTTTAGTGTCTAGTAAGCCTTTAATCATATATCTGCCTTAGTAATAGGTTGCTACTCGCTGCATCTGTTTGTACTGCTACTCGGCTACCCAAGAAGCACAGCATCCGCTTTCGCATAAAGAACTCACAAGCATAAATGATGTGAGCCATAATTCAGGAGATTTTCATGGGCAAGCCATCTCGGAGCTTGGATGTATCTAGTATTCATCATAACGTAGGTGATCATCTCTCGTTATCCCACGATTGCCGTTGCGGATCAGGCAACTAGCAATATTCTAAAATTTGGTCTGAGTGGTAGGACTCGAACCTACATCATCTTGCTTCCAAAGCAAGTAGCCAACCTTTGACCCACACTCAGAGGTGATCGGTCGTGGGCTTGCATTCATTTCTTGCTTCTTATTCATAAAATTCCTAAAAAAAGTGATAGGCTTCATCGCGCTTGGTCGCATCCACCTATCGAAGTCCAAGTAAACTCGGAGAAGAGTTACCATTGCTGGTAAACCGAATATATCACGCTTTAGCTAAATTAGTCAATAGCTTGGTGATGTACCATTGTGCTTTATGCAAATCTTCTTTGCCGTTCTTCTCTTTCCAGCGCCATAAGTATTTAATTGCATTGGCGGTACAGACAGCTTCAATGCCATTTAAGTTCACTGTTGCAGCTTCTAGTGCATCAATACACTCAATGCCACCCTGTTTGTAATGATTAGGGTTGATGTTGTCTTTAAGAATCTTGTCTACATCTTTGTTAAAGAATGTATCCCATGCTTGCTCTTCGTCTTCGTTCCACACCTGATCAGTTGTGATTGGTTTCATGTAACACCTCTAAAATATAATCCATAGATACTGATTTGCCTTTTGATGCTAGTGCTGGCATTGGATGCAAACCTTTTGTTTTACTACAGTAAAATAATCTTGTATGCACTTTCTTGCCATCAACTAAGATTGTAACTTCTTTTACGTTCTTGTAATCATCCATTTAATAGATCCAGTTGTTTTGATAGCAGTTCTACCTCACTCATGCCAATAGCAGCTTCAAAAGATCTAATGCCAGCATGAATAGCCACACCATTCCCACCGTTCCTATGATGATTAGGACATAGCCCAATAGCTTTAGACCAATGTGATTTTTGTCCTGCACCAGCCCCTGTGCGTATATGGTGAATTTCGCAAGCTGAAAAGCCGTAACCAAGCACATGACAAGCAATACACCCATACTGAGCAATTCTATCGTAGTGATTGCGTTCATCTTTAGTCATTCTCCATCTCTCTTATTCTGTTAGCAAGCATCATGATCTCTTTAGCCATTAGCTCAACTCTATTTGTTACGCCACGCTTCTTGTAGATGTTACATAGATGGCGCTTAACTTGCGACTCCGAGATGTCAAATATACTTGACATTTCTGCAGTCGAATATCCTAGCATAGACTCGTCATAGATCTCTTCTTCACGCCTTGTTAGTTTGATTGCCATACAGCATGTCCTTAATCTCTGCCCTGCTTTGCTCTACAGTCTTTACCTTGATTGTGCTGATCTTTCCACCGTCTTCAATTGATCCACGATAGGACTGCTCACCATTAGAAGCCCTGAAGCTTCCAGTAAATCCTGCTGCAGCCATGTTCTTAATAAACTCGTTTACCGACATTTACTCTCCCCATTCTCAAGTCTGAATGAAACCTATCTCCATCGTACTTAAAGCAAATAAGATAAAGATGTGGCGCTCTGCGATTCTCTGGACAGTTCTTAATATAACGAGCTGGCTCTGAAACAATCTGCCTCATGCGATCAATGTTAAATACTGCGTGTATATTTTCCATGCTTCTTTCTCCACGTCGCAGTCTTACTCGGTCTGTGTCTTAGCGCTATAGCTAACAGCAACCCTGTCGCAACACCTAACGCAAAGGCTGGCGAGTAACACAGCATGTAGTCTTTAACTGTTATCAGCATATTTATTTAATCTCTTTCCAATACTTAGCAAGCATCTCCTTCTTGATTAAGAAAGCCTTCTTGCTCTGTGTGTCACCGTTACCAACAAACTCTGTGTGCTGCAGCTTGTTTAGGAATATACATTGTACAATCTCTTTTGGCGTAATGCACCAAAATTTTCCATCATAGAATACCCAGAAGTCTGCAGTCGTTGTCATCAATGCTGAGGGCTTGCCATACATCTCAATCTCTACAACAATGTTGCCTGTATAGTTGCTCTTCTCGTCAGCCTTGACCTCGATAGACTTGCTGATCTCAGGTATCCATATGTCATAGCCCTTGAACTTATCTATCAGCGCAGCAGACGGATACTTTAACTTGAGCTTGTCTAGAAGCAGCTTCTCTATTTGTATGCCCCTGCTTAGATCTTCCTTGAAGGTATTCATTATCTGCTGCCAACCATCACATGAACTTCATTGTCTTTAGAGTATGTCACAGTGCAGCCTCTATCCTTTGTAACCATCACTGCTGTATATGTGCCAGTAATAAAGCTGAATGCACAGCATAATAGAATTAGTTTAAGCTCCATGATTCTTTTCCTTTAATGCTTGTTCAATACAAATCCTATATTCATCATATGGAAAATCATTGCCCCATTCCCATATACTTTGAATAATTGCTTCATTTTCAGCATCTGATAATCCTTGCCAAGTGCTCGTTGGCACGACCTGATGAGGGTGGGTGTAGAGTGCAATAGACTCATCACTTTGCCGTTCACTATGTATGTCGTGATTGTCATACCATCCATAAGGCTCTTGCGCTGGGTGTTCTAGTGGTGCTTGATACAGCATCATTTGCAATCTATCAGCCATCAAAGCGTTGTCAGAGCTATTATTTGTTACACCAAATTTAGACAGCTTATCTAAAGCCCAAGCAATCGCTTCTAAATCGTAAATGTATAAAGGCTCTTGCGTTGGTTGTTCTAGTGCTTCTTTGCAAGCGTTGATACAATCATCATGCCCTGTATAAAATCCACCATCTTTAATAAATTCTAACGCTTCAATCGCCATCTTTAATGCTTCATCTTTATTCATAGTAACGCTTCTCCGAATTTATCCATCATCTCGTCAAAAGTCAGCTTAGGCTCAATAACCTCAACTGTACCCTCTGCAGGATAGTCAAAGTATCTAACAGGTTGACCTTCATCGTCTAGTAGTACCCACATCACCAACTCCATCCTAAGTTACTTGCCCACGCTTGTATCTTCTCCTGATACTCGCCCATATCCTTAACCGATAGTTTAGTCGTACTTTGAACTTTTGTCACCTTTTCTCTACCAATATTCTTCTCAATCAGCAAGAACTTATATCCCATCAAATCGTGCATCTCTTCTGCCGTATAGCCTAGATAATTGCCTACGCTGCTATATAGCTCCCATAGCCTTGCATTCTGCTCTACGCTACGATCACTATTGCGTTCCTTAATCAAAATCTGCCAATTCTTTTCTGGATAAATTTCAAGTAAATCGTTTAGTGTCATTACTAATACTGGTAGATTTCCTTTTGTGATATTGAATGGCTTGTGCTTTAACATGCTTTAAACTCTCTCCCCGATATATGAACTTAGCGCTGTTATAAGGCAGTTCCCATAGCTCATAAATATCTTTATCATAAACTGTTGATTTACTTATAGAATATCCAACTGACTGTGTTGCACTAATACGATTGCCAGTTGACTCCATGTAATAGCTATCCTTTTGTGTCCAGATCACTTTGATTCTTCTCCCACATAAGCGTATCTAAGATTACGTTAAGCCATTGTGTACCACCCAAGAACTTAAACATCTCTAAGCGATCAGGGCGCAGTCTTAATGACGTTGTCTTAGCTCGCATATGTTCTGGGTATGCCTTCCTACCTTTTTTATTCATCATTTACCTTTAGTTTTAAAAAACATGATCTGCAGGATATGCCATAAACACATTGGATGGCGTTTGTTAGCATTCCGCATTTAAAACACTTCTTAGTTGGAATTGGTGGATTCATCTTCTACCTCTAGTTTAACTTTGCCTATGTATGTTTTGTAATATCCTAAAATAGCTCCTTGCTGAAATTCAATTACGCCATAACTATCTTGATACACATACAAATACTGTGGCTCTTTAGGCTGTGGTTTAATGCGAAATTTAATATCTTCATTGTCCCAATCTGGAAATCTATCAATATACCATTCAGGGTCATCTTCATCTGCAATATAACTAAATTTACTTTCAATCTCTGCACCATCAGCCCATGCTTTTATTTCTTTATGCCATTTATGCTGCATTTTTTTCTCTCTTTCTGTACGATATTACTTCACCATCAAGTTTGTAAACATAGCAGTAGACATCACCAACACGACAAAACCATTCGTTATAATCTTCGATAGGCTCGCCATACAAAATAGGGCTATCATCACCTTCATACTCTTCCACCTCTATCCATCTATCACCACAGCATTCGCAATCAATTTCTTTTTCGCATCCATCAAAGTAAATGCCAATTGATTCTGCTATCTCGTTTGCATGGTTATGGTCGTTAGCTTCAATGATTACAAAATGAGCAACCTTATCATTCTCAATGAAATCACCGCCCGAATTATTTTGTCTGAACTGGTAAAACATAAACCTTCTCCTCTAGCAAATCAAAGTTATAGTTACTCTCGATCTGCGGTAATAATACTGGTTGGTTAACCACAAATACGTTGACAGGAAGCTGCTGAGGTCTTATCAACGTGTTGTACGTCTCAATTAACGTATTGCTATTATCACATACAATATCATTATTTGCAACACGACAATGTGCATTGGCTGCAGTTGACACTAAAAGCGTTAAATAGATTATGTACTTCATAGCGATGCCCTCTTCTTGTCAATTAAAGCAAGTATCTCGAACCTAGACTTACCAGACGTATGTACTCCTAGCTGTGCTGCAATCTTCATGATCTGTGTGTCATCATTACGCCATCCGAATGACTCTTTGATCTTAGGCTCTTCTGGTTTGATCCAGTCTGCCTTAAATCCTACCCAACCACGCTCACAACAAATCTTAATTGCCTGCTCTGTGGATAAGTTTGCAGCCTTAGCTTCTCGCTCTATTCCCTCAAATGCAGTCTTCGTTAAGTCCCCAGCCTTTTTAGCCTTCCTAACTTTTAGATAATCCGACAACAATTCTGAAGGAATTGGTGGTATATATTCTATTCTTTTCTTATCTAATCTTATCTTATCTGGCATGATATCGTCATGACGCCGACATGATGCATTTTCATCTGATTGATTTTGTTTAACATTTTGAATCAGCACCCTCATCTGTGGGTTACTTGTAGCTGAAGTCATCAATCGTTTAGCAACCTTCAAGCATGTCACTGATCCGTTGGTGTCTTCAAACAATCCTAGCTTCACAAACTTACGCATCATCTCTTCAACCTTCTGGGGTGTTGATCCAGTGTTACGCGCAATAATGCGAGCGTCATGCTTTAGCTCAAAGGTTATGTTGTCCTGCGATATGCGCCCAACGATAAGCTCAAGGCAGTACCAGTACAGACCATAACCCTCAAGTCCATAGTCAAGTAGCACCTCCTGCAGCTTCTCGTCTAGATTCGCATTAGAATCATGTTTAAACCAATCCATTACTCTTCTCCTATTAAACCTCTGGCAATTGTTGTAGCACAAATATCATGATCATTTACTATCTGACCACAAAACTCATGCTGTGCCTCATATCTTACCTTTACCAACTCACCAGCAGAATTATATGTCTTATAAATATCTGTAACTATGCAAATTGCTCGTGAATTTTTGCCTTTCATTTCATATTTTGTTCCT